GGTCGCACAAGGAACTTACAAAATAGTTGAAGATACAATTCAAAATAAAGATGGCGCATATTCATTAAGACAAGGTTCAAAATTTGACGAAGAGTTTATGATTGTTAATTTTAAACCAAATACAAATCCTAATGACGTTTATGAAGAACTTGAATTATACCATGAATTTGGAAAAAAAGGTATTTCCCCTAGAATTTGGTATGTAAAGCTTCCTACAGGAGAACAAGTATCATTAACAATGTTTTTAAAAAGATTCAAGTCGGGTGATGTTATGCCAGAATCGTATTTAGTAGAAAAAGGAAATTGCGACAATGGAGTTTTACAACATTATCTTGGTAATTATCCACAACTGTTAATTGATCTTCATAAGTTTCTTACTGAAAAAGTAGTTTCAAATGGTCTGGTGAATACTGATATAAAAATACCAAATTTGTGTATTGGAAAAGACGGAAAGTTTAGAATGATAGACCTTGACCCTAATTTTCTCAAACCAATCCAATTAACTAATATTTTGCCGACTGATTATGTGAATTACATGGTATTCCAAGTATATATAAATTTAAAACACTCGTTCAGTATAAATATTGATATAAGAACTATTTTTTCGCAAAATGATTTGCAACAAATGTTTGTAAATTTATACAATTTCAATGATAATAATTTTCATCCACTAAATATGTTATTATGGTATTCGGGAAAACGAAATGAATTTTACAGTGCAGGGGGGTTTCGTAATTATAGTCCAAAAAATCTATATGAAAATATTTTTCAAACTTTACAAATTTCTGTTCAGCCTGTACCTACTCCCAGCCCTGCTGTTCTTAAAACACCGGGTCTTTATGCACAATTATTTTTGGTTATCAAAGATGGACTATCCAAACTATCCAGAATTTTTAGATTTGCAAGGGGTAAAAAAAAATCAAAAAGACGCGGATTACGTGTTTTGAAAAAACCTAAAAACAAAACAAAAAGTAAAGGCAAAAAAGCTTAAATACTTTTTATTCTCAAACAAAATAAAAACAAAGTTTAATTTGTTTTTATTATATAATATAAAAATGAACCCACAAATATGTGTCTTTACATGCATATATGGAACATATGAAAAAACATGCAAACCTTATGTGCCCCAGACAATTCCATGCGACTTCATTTGTTTTACCGACCGCCCTGACATTGAATCCAATAACTGGATAATTGATACAACGCCATACCACATTGTAAACCCTTCTCCGCTGGATTCCGGCGACGGATATTGCCAAATCAATTCATTTGCAAATAATCACCACCCATCACTTGTTCCAAAGTATTACAAACAGGCTTTCAAAAACATTCCGCGAATGAAAAAATACGATATAGTTATTTGGATGGATGGAACTTTAGAAATTATTTCAGACAAAATGGTGGAATTGTTATTTAATAAAATGAATACAATAAAGAACAAAATTATTTTATGGGAAAATGTTTTGCGCAGTGGTGTTTTACAAGAAGAGGTGGATTCGAGTAATTTTGCATCATACACGTCAACCTTTTGGAATGGACATGAGCAACCATATCAGGACATATATCAACAATATGACGTGTATATAAAAAACGGATACACCGATGAATATTTCAAAAAAAGACCGGAAAATAAAAGCAGACATTTTGGGTTGTGGAATACCGCTTTTATGGCCATTGACAATCGCGACGACAAAGTTTCTCAATTTTTAGATGATTGGCATATGGAAACGTTGTGTCATACAACACAATGTCAGTTGGGATTTTCATACATTTGTTTCAAACATGAATTCATTCCACATACACTTCCAGATGAAGATTTTGAAGAAGGCAGCATGGTTTATAAAAATAAATTTTTTATTTTTCATTCTCATGGTAAGTGATTTGACCCGAATATAAAATCACATTTGCAATATTGGCAATGAAGTGCAACATACAATGTGCATATGTGGAATGCCAATAAAGGGATTTTTTATTGTAGTAAACACCCAATACATAAAAACAAACTGCAATGAATGTCACCGTATAATATTCGCGTCCATATTGAGCCCCATATGCTTTATACAGTTGGCATGTGAGCGCATATTTTACATAACCTATGTCAAGATAGCGTCTCCATGAATAATCGGGTTTTCTCCAATAATTGACGGATGTCAAAAATACGCCGCCCGGATAAATTGACATTCCGTAATAACCATTGTACATGGCATAAATGGAAGACCCCAGTGATAAAAATGATACTTTGTAAATAAGTGAATATTGTTCCGTGTTTAAAGGATAATCCATAAATATATGTGAAAATATATATTTATGTTTATTTATTTTTTTCTTCTTTGATTTTTATAAAAGTAGTCATTTCCGAATACCGCACATTTTTTGCTAAACGGTCTTTAAATATTTTGTCAGTGTTATTGCTGACCTCTTTGTCGTCAATTAAAAAAATCACGTCATCCACATTAATGCCTGATTTTTCGTAGATTTTTGTTCGCAAATCACCAATTGTGTCGTCTTCTGAAACCTCAAATCCAAAAGATTTACCGGATGGCAATTTTATAATAAAATCGTAGTCCATTATTTATATTATAAATCATAATCCATTTATATTTATATCATAAATCCATTTATCTTTTTTTTATAAAATGGTCAAGTGTTGAAGATTTACTTATATTCTTGCCCCAGTAAGATTTAGGTTTATTTAAGACTTCTTCTTTTAAGACTTCTTCTTCTTTTAAGCCGTCTTCTTCTTTTAAGCCGTCTTCTTCTTTTAAGCCGTCTTCTTCTTTAAACAAGGTTTCTTCTTCCTCGGACGAATCGGTTTCATCATAATTATTATTGGCGCATTTCTCTTCATAATCCTGCATTTCAAAATGTTTAATTAATATTTTAAAACAGGATTCAATAACATCATCAATTTCGTTGCTAATCTGAGTTTCCGGATTTTCCAAATATTTACCAATTAATTTTTTAATTCGGGGAACATTTTTTTGAACTTTTTGGTTATATTCTTCTATCTCTGCGGACTTTTCTGGATTTGCACTTGCTAAATAGTTGTTGTATCTTTTTTTACTAGTAAGCATCTTCAATGTTAGTTGGTCAATTTCGTTCATATAACACATTCAAAGAAAGTTATTCACATAGCGAAACTATTATTTTATTGACATCTTGGTTCAACTTTGTTTTATTAAGCTCGTCCAGAGTCCGCTGTTTCATCATTTCTCTGAATTGTTGGATAACTACTTGCATTTCAACAAAAAGTGTTTTGCTATCATTCATACTTGCAATTTCAAAACTGTTGCAACAAAAGTAATCAATTTTGTAGATTTCTCTCACTTTGTTGCACAACTCGTCCGTAATTTTATTGGTGGGGCTCAAACTAATTTGTCCGCCCAGCCAATAATTACCTTTGGACCAAGATAATTTTGTAGTTTTGATGTATTCTTTAACAGCATTGTTATCTGGTGCAAACTGTGCTAACTCTAAGAGTGATGGGTCAAACATTTGTTATACAATAAACATAACAAATGTGTCTATGTTATTTTAATAAATTTGGTGAATTCTCTCCTACAGAATGGGCAATTATTGTTGTAAAGTTCAAACATACGCAGTATACAAGTTTTGCAAAAATAATGGGAGCAAATTGCCGACTTTAAAGTGACAACATTTTCATAACATATTCCACAAATGGTGTCGTCTGAACTATTTTGTTCTGACCCTTCATACTCAATTACATATTTTATTTTCCACGAAATAATAGCATTGTTATAAATCATGGCAAAATATTTGCGTGGATTCAATCTGCAAAACCATGTAACAATTGTTGCGTGTCCATTTTTGCAAGCCATGCGAAAGGCTTCTTCGTCACATGCTGTCAAATTGATTTCTGGATTTATTTGGAGCAACCATTCTATCATTTCCGAATAGCCATTGGCACAAGCCCAGCAAAATGCGTATTCTTCGCACGCTGAAACATTGATTTCCGGCTTTATTTGGAGCAGCCATTTTGCAACTTCCAAATGACCGTGTTTGCATGTGTGGCGAAACACGTGCTCTTCATCTCTCGAAATATCAATGTCGGGATTTATTTTTAATAACCATTGCGCCATAAGTAAATGACCCTGTTTGCATGACCATAAGAATACACAATGTGAATCATCGATAATGGTCGGTTTGATTTGATAAAGCCATTGCGCTACATCTAAGTGGCCATTGTAGCAAAAAACGTCTTCTGAAATATCAATGTCTGGATTAATTTCGAACAACCATTTTGCCACTTCCAAGTGTCCATTGTCACACACAAAACAAAATACGGACTCTGGAACATTGATTTCTGGATTTATATATTTTATAATTTTGGCTATACCTAGGTAGCCATTTACACAAGCTGTATAAAATGCATTTTCGCATATTTGGCGATACATATAAAATTATTTATATAATTTTTACAAAATATATAATTTGAAAAAAATCTAAAAAAAAGGCAACAAAATTTCTTTACCAATATATTCGTGAATTTTTGTAACAATGCTTGGGTCAAATATTTCTTTGGGAAAAGCAATGGAATTGCGACAATCGGGTCTGCATCCAGGCAACACTTCGTCAATTAAATAGACTACATAATTCTTGTTTGTCAAATGTTCCAGAATCAAATTATAGTTGTCAATTTCCAAATGTTGTTCAAACGTGATAACTGGTTTGTATGTGTCAATGATTTTTTCACTGCCTGAAATAACATTGTATTCCATCCCCTCCACGTCTAAATGAATATATCCGATATTTTCAATCTCTCCAATATTAAATAAATGGTCTAATGTGATTGCATCAACTTTGTTTCTCCCTTCGCTCCCCTGAACAAATGTGCAGTGATACATATCATCATTGGTTGACAGGGTTTCTATTTTATCACTGACTGCAGTTTGGAATATTTTCACATTATCGATTTGATTGTAGTCGCACATTCTTTGGATAAAATCGCAGTTCTCTCTGGATGGGTCAATTGCGTAAACGACGGATTGTTTTTGGTTGCTAAGTGAAACGACTGTTCGCTTTGGGTCACTAAGTGAAACGACTGTTCGCTTGGCCCAAGGTATTGTATTGTCCCCTATCCACGCCCCCAAATCAATAATATTGTTTTTGATTACACCAACATCCATCAAATATGTGTGCATCTGTCTAAACAAAACCTCGTGGTTATTTCTCGATGCAAATGTTGGAGAAAATGGGTGTTCAATTAAAGAAATGGTTATTCCACCATCATTGGTAAAAACACAACTCATTATAGTATGGTGCAATATTACATGAGCGATGATATGAACGAGCCCTTATAAGTTTCGATACCAGTGTGGTCCAAATTAATAGTGACATCCGCATAAACGGACCCGCCCATCTTTTGCCACCTGTGGCAAAACATCCAGTCCTCCGATAAATAATGCCCTTCTTCCACACCACAATCAAATAGAGCATAAGCAAAATCATTCTCCTTACCCGAGAGAAAATTGACATCATCTACATATTTGGTTTGGGGGAATGCCTTGGACATCACTTCAATAACGGTGCGCTTAATCAACATAAAACCGGTCGCCAAATGCTTAATTTTCACCAGATTATTCTCTATTTCCAACATATTTGAACTATAATTGATGTTGTATCTCACCATATTGGTTTTCAAATATTCCTTGTTTGAAAATGCGTCTTTCAATTGTGACTGGTTCTTACGTGCAAAAATCTCATTTATTGCGTTGGGATTGGATGCCAATTTGTCAAAATCGTAGTTCTTGATTGGGTAAATTCCGCCAACAATGGGCTTGTCCGCAACTAAGAG